CCAGACGTTAAGACACTTGCACCCGATGGAGATTTCTTTTTTCCATCTTACGTAACGGATCCACAACGTGCACCGTATTGTTTTTGGAAAACGTATTACACTACACAGGAGTTACAAAATAAAATAGTTACAGAGGATTGGGATAAAGATTTTGTAGATTACGTGTGTGAAAGATACAAAGGTATAAATATAGATTCTATAGAAACTGAACAAGAAGGACGTAGAAGTTCTAGGCTTACTGACAATGCATACGAAGCTAATGAGTTAGTTGAGTTAGTGCACGGATACCAAAGATTAGTAGATCCAGAGGATGGATCCGAAGGTATATACGAAACTATATTTCACAAAGAATTTGATGGAAAAGATGACATACAAGGATATGCTAAGTTTGAATTATTAAATGGATACGAGGATTACCCCGTAGTTGTAACAAAGTTATCTGAAGATAGTAAACGTCTTTATGATACTATGACTATTCCTGATCTATTACGTGGCTTACAAAATCAAGTTAAAGTAGAAAGAGACTCAAGAATAGACAGGAATAGCATAGCTACTATGCCACCGTTGCTACATCCTATTGGACAGGCACCTAGTGACTGGGGTCCAGGTAGACGTATACCTTACAGACGTAAGGATGATTATCACTTTGCAGACTTCCCAAGATACAACGAGGGTTCTGTCGAAATGGAAGGCACTATGTTACAACAAGCAGATAGACTCGTTGGGTTAGACGAAGATCCAAATAGTGTAGTACGTAAACAATTTTTAGTGGACAAGTACCTACAGCACAATGCTGAAGTACTAAAGCAATGTTTTAAATGTTTTCAACGTTTTGGACCTGACAGTATATTCTTTAGAGTTACGGGTGCACCAGATCCAGTTAATTTTTCAAAAGGTAATCCTAACGAAGAGTACGACATAATGATTAACTACGATGTACTTAATACAGATAAAGAAATGCAAGAAACAAAACTGCAGCAAATTGTTAATTTAACACAGTTGGATCAAGGTGGCCGTATTAATATGACTGCTTTGCTAGATACTATGGCTAATGCAGTGGATCCAGTACTTGCTGACTCTATATTACAACCAGTAGAAGATGCACAGGAACAAATACAGAAGGATGTAACAGATGATCTTGCTAAGATATATGCAGGTATTGAAATGCCAGCACGTCCTACAGGAGCACAAGTAGCAGTGCAAATGGTACAAGCATACTTACAACAACCTGATATACAACAAAAGGCACAGACTGACCAAGCATTTGCACAACGTATACAGAAGTATATAGGTCAGTACCAATTCCAGATGCAACAACAACAGAATGCACAAATAGGTAGAATAGGTACAGCTCCTGCACAAATGGGACAAGTTAACACACAGAACATGAAACAAGAATGACGTACGAAGAAGATATAAAAACATTACACCAGCATGAATCGTTTGCACGATTTGTAGAAACTATCTATACGTTAAGGGAAGAAGCTATATCTTCTTTGCACAAAGCTGATACCGAACAACTACAACAGATCTCTGGTATGATTTTATGCTATGATCAGATACTACAGATGACAGACTGGAATGGATTACAATTACGTCACATGGAAAGACTAAAGGGTCACTTGTAGTCAGTGTTATAATACTTTTATCGGCATCTCTCCAGCCGTAAAGGAGTGGACAAATTATGAATAACGAAAACATTACTGGTAACTCTGAGCCAGAACAAAATTCAGTGGAAAACATATCACCGTCTGATTTTATTAACAGACGTTCACAAGAAGTAGAACAACCTACAGAAGAAGTACAAGGTGTGGCCGAGAGCAGCAACAAGGAAACTTCCGAAAGTAATTCTACAGATGTTCTTTCAAATGTTGATTTAGACAATATGTCTGAATCCGAACTAAAAGATATTAGTCAAAAGCTAGGAACTAAAGCAGTTGCTAGATTTGGTGAATTAACTGCAAGAAGAAAACAAGCAGAGGAACGTATGCAACGTATGGAACAAGAACTTCAGTCTTTGAAAAAAGAAAAAGAGAAAGTACCAGTAGTTAAAGACAATCCTCTTAAGGATATAAAAGATCCAGTTAAACTACAACAGCATCATGAGTCAGCTCGTGAAGTAATTGAGTGGGCAGAAGCTTTACTTGATGATCACGAAGATTATAAAGCTCACGATGTAATTGCAGACTTAGATGGCAAGGAATATACAAAGTCCGAAATCAAGAAAACACTTAGACAATCTAGAGATGTAGTAAATAAATTTGTACCAGCACAAGCACAAGAGTTGCAGAAAGGTGTTGCTATAGAAAATAATACTAAAGCATTTCAAAGAAAAGCTATACAAGAGTTTGATTGGATGAAAGATAAAAATAATCCTACTGCAAAACGTTACCATGCTATGATTAGTGACAAACGAGTTGCAGAATTATCTAAGACTGCTCCAGAGTTAAGTTCTCAAATGCCGTACTTATTAGCTCATGCAGCTAACAGTATGTACGGACGTAGAACTATAACGGACACTAATCCTATTGTTGCAAAAACTGGCATCAAGCCTCCTCCTGCTAGAACAGGATCAGCAGCAAGACCAGAAAGAAAAGTATCTAACAAGTCCGTAGCACAGAAAGAAGTATCAGAACGTTTCAAATCATCAGGTAGTATCAATGATTTCGTTGCTCTCAGAACCATACAAAAATCACAATAACAAATAATTAGAAAGAAAAAATTATGTCATTTTCAGACAGTTTTACACCCACAAAAACCCCTTTAACGGGTCCAGGGTCTGCAGTTTCTAACCGTGAGGATTTGACGGATGTCCTAACAATCCTTGCACCTGAAGAAACTCCAGTCCTATCTTCTGCCTCTAAAACAAAAGCATCAAGTACTTTTGTTGAGTGGACAGTAGACAAGTTGGCTGATCCTGTATCAACAGGAATCAGTGAAGGAGCTGATGTCACAGCATTTACAGACAAGTTTGCATCTCGTGCACGTCTTGGTAATTACGTACAAAAGTTCCGTAGAGATTACATGGTCTCTGATTTACAAGAAGCAGTTGATTCCGTTGGACCAGCTAAGGTTGCCCAAGCAGAAGCTAAAGCTATTCGTGAAATCAAACGTGACATCGAGAAAACATTACTATCAGATAACGATCGTAGTGCAGAAGATGGAGCTGGTACACCTTACAAACTCCGTGGCTTAGGCCGTTGGATTGGTGGATCAGATTCAGACGTACCTTCAGACTATCGTACACCAGCAGGTTCAGTTAGCACAGCAGGTGCTGATCTTACTGAAACTCAGTTGAACACACTTATCCGTTCAGTATATGAGCAAATCGGTTCTACACAGAACTTAACTCTTGTTGCTGATACTAACTTACGTACACAAATCTCTGATTTTGCACGTTTTGCTAATGGTACAACTGATGCAGGTACAGATCAATACATCCGTACAGTTAACACTGACATGGGTAACTCAACAATTAAACTATCTGTTGAGATCTATCAGTCAGACTTCGGTACAGTAACAATCGTTAACAGCAATCCTAAGTGCTCTAATGACACAACTAACCTTGATGAAGGTTACTTAGTCAACCCAGAGTACTACGGTATCCACGACTTGATTCCTATGGGATCTACACGTCTACCTAACATGGGTGGTGGTGAACGTGGTTACGTTGATTGCTCATTGACTCTAGGTGTATATCACCCAGCAGCTCACGGTAAAATAACAGGTTAATAGAAAGGAATAAATATTATGAGTAAATTAACAGTAAACGAAGCTAACGGTGATTTCACACACGTACTAGTTCTTAGCAAACAAGATATTATTAATTCAGGTACTGCACAAACTATCTGGGGCCAAATCCCTGCAGGTGGTGCAGTTGATGTTGCTTTTGCAGTTGAGTCAGTAGCTATTGCTGGTGCAACAGACATTACACTTGAAGTTGGTACAGGAACAGACGATGATACATTAATTGCATCATTTGACGTTGATGGTAACAACGGAGCAACTAAGTACAACACTGGCACAGCCCTAGCACAATCTGCTGGTAACACAACAGTTAAAGCTGGAGCAGCTCCTGCTGAAGGAGGTGCATCTGCCGTAAATCTTATTTATAAGTTCGGTGGAACAGTTGCTAATATAACAGACGGAGAAGTTATTATTGGAGTTCGTGTATTCGACCCATTAAGATTCTCTAACAGTTAATTAATGATTCTCGGTTCGGGGGCTTCGGCCCCCAGCCTTTTATTTATGGAAGCACCTAACATCATTACGAATATACCTAGGAACATCTCGGATGGAGAAGTTGACGATGCCTTTATGAAGGAGTTGATCAATGGATTTGAGATAGAGAAGAGAACTGAAGAAGAACGAGTACAGAGAGCACGGTTTGAAGCAAAGGAACACGTAGGTAAAACTCATCCACTATTTGGAAAGTGTGTAGCTACAATGCCAGCAAGAGAATACTTCAGGTTAATAGGTAAATACGGTGATGAAGAAGTGAAGTCCAAAGAATTTTTACAGTACTTTAACAAAAACTTTTCTGACCTAAGCCCGAACAAAGCATAATGCAAACTAGAACTTACGGAGATCTATACAAGCTGATACAATCATTAGCTGGAGTAAAATCTTTTGCACCTTCTGAAGAAGATGATATAGCAAATTTTATTAATCGTAGGTTTTTTACGGCATATAGTACAACTAATGCATGGCCTAGATACTTGGTTAATTCCGAGGAACGAACAGTAAACTCTTTTAAGTTACTGGGCCCAGCTCTAGCTAATATAGGAACTAAAATAGATAATAGTTATTGGTATCATGTAGGAGACGATGCAAACAAAAATGCAGTGTACTACCCTTCTAATGTAGGTATTTTTAATGAGTTCGTAGTACGAAAAAACACTGACAAAAAGTGGGAGATATTATATATAGTGTCTAATTCTATAAGTATAAGTGAAGAAGGAGTAGTCACCTACACTGATGGAACAATACAGATGAGGCAAACAGATACTCCAGAAAGAGATAACCCATGGGATGTAAAAAAATGGACTTACTTAACAGATGATTACTCAGGGTTTGCACGGATGGAAAGAAGTAATACAGTTAATTTTACAGAGGATTATTTTGATTCAACTTTTTCATCTGGTTATAGTGGAGGCAAAACACAAAAGCAGCAAATTGGAGAATTTATTAGAATATATGCTGGTGTAGCAAACAGATCAAACTCGGTAATTGAGTATAACTTTTTCGTAGAAGAAGACGGAGCCAATGTATTAAATGTAAATACTAATAATGTTTTCGTAACGTACAAAATTCCTTTTACTAAATTCGAAGTAATTTCTAGTTTTAGTAATAGTAGTATTCCAGTACCAGAAGAATTTTTCTCATATATAGCACACGGTGCATATGCAGACTTCTTAACTATGGATGGTCAAACAAGTAAAGCCATTGTTGAATCCGAACGGGCTGACGAGCATTTAAATCTTCAACTTGAAAAGGTTGATATAATGAATAATAATAATATCCCAAATACAAAATTTTCAACGTACGTAAATAAACAATCAAGATAATGAACTCAAAAGTTACAAACTTATATCCACCAGTAAACCCAGACGTTTCGTCTATGGAAATGCTTACAGTAAACTCAGACGGTACTGTAGTCCCATTTTCTACTACATATAATCAAAACACAAGATACGTTACACTAGACGTACAAGATGCAAACGTATATGTAACCTTCACGGGTGAAACACCAAGTGCTACAGTAGGACACGTTATATATTCAGAGAGAAGTTACACCTGGGACAAACGAACTGCACAAGCAGCTAAGTTCAAGTGTGCATCTGGAGATACAAGTGCAATTATAGCAGCTACGGAATTTACTGACTAATGGAAAGAACACTATTAGGTTCTGCTGTTAGCACACTAAGTGGTAGCCTTGCTTCTGCATGGAACGGATTACGTGGTAAAGCACGACCTGGCCCTATACCTGAACCCACTGTTGCAAGTAGGGCTAATAATGTTTATAGCTTTCTTGATATATATGGAAACGGCAATGATGTTTGCCAATTATACAATGGAACTTCAAACCCAACTAGCAGAGATTTTACTGCCGATGAGTTAACTGACGGCACTTATCTTTCTTGGTATAATAGTGGTACAACTTTGGTAACTGTTATGTATGACCAAAAAGGTTCATTTGATTTTTCAGATAACTCATTTTCTGCTCCTCAATACGATGATGCAAACAATGATATGTACTTTAGAAAATTCAATCCTTATGCTAGGTCTAAAGTGAGATCACAAACTTCAGATCAAAGTGCTATAAACTCAACATTTGGGGGTAACACAAATGGTCAAGGGACAACAATCGTAAGCACTCTAAGGAATATGACAACAGTGGGTGTTATAAGTAACACTCCTATCTTTATCATAAGAGACGACAATCCTACTTATTCACTTAACGACAGACATAAAGGTCTTATTACTGTTTTAAACAGTGGATACATTGGAAGCTCAATAAAAGATGACTCATATACTCCTTTAAATGTTATTAGTGATGATGCTATTGATTCAACTTTAAGAATGTTCACAGCCACTCAAGAAAAAACAGATGCAACAACAACCACTATAAAAGCTTACAAGGGTGATAGTGAGGTAGCTAGTACAAGTGCAACAACAATAAGTGAAAGCATTGAACTCGTTCAAATGGAATGGGGGTATACGGATTTAAGAACTCAAACAGCTATGTTGTTTACAGAAGCATTAAGTGGTGGAGATGTTGCTACTTTAAAAGTTGAATTAGAAAGTTTATAATATGTATAAGTTTATAATATATGAAACCGAAGAAAAGGGATTAGAAAAAGCAGAACAAGAAGGTAAAGCCATTGGGTTGCCTTATCACGAAGATCCACATTGGGCAATGAGATACGTAAGTTTACCATTTATGACAAAGGATTCAGAATGGGCATTAGATGTTACCGAGTACACAACTCTTACGGATGAAGAAAAATTATTAATTGTATCAACTGTAAATGCATGATGGAAGATTTAATAAACAGACTTTCACTTTCTTTTATAGGGGTTCTTGCATCCTGGGGATTAATGGATTTTAGTTTAGTGCTTGCTTGCATAGCATCAATAGCTACTATTATTAATGCTACCCTAGGAATACTTGAACTGTTAAAGAAAAAATAATGCTGGATCAATCCTTTGTACTAATAACTTGTGTTTACAATTCAGAAAAATATATAGATGATTGTGTACAGAGTTGTATAAATCAAGGAGATGACATTGGACACATAATTGTAGATGACTGCAGCACTGACACTACATTTGATAAATTAAAAAAATACAAAAGTAAAAATCGTTTGATACTCCGTACGAACAAACGTAGTAGAACACCAGGGTATTTGCAATATAAGTTAACAAAGGAGTTAATTAAAAACCCAGAAACATTAGTAGGAGTAATAGACGGAGACGATATGCTTTTGCCTAATGCTGTACGTACAGTTCAAAGTAACATTAAAGACAACTGGCTTTTTTGTGGAAATTATTACATAGGTAGTTTTACATATCATAAATTACGTAAGTCACGTATACCAGATTTTGATAAACCCATTCGGGATCAAAGATATAGTTTACATCATTTTCGTGGGTGGAAAAAACATTTATCCGATAAGGTAAACCCCGAAGATTTTTTTACTGAACAAAATAAATTAATGGGTGCAGGTAGTGATGTGCCGTATATGTATGCTATGTTAGAGATGGCAGGCAAAGATAGAGTTATACACATAGATGAAGCACTTTATTATTACAATATATATAATCCAATCAATGATCACAAGGTAAATATAAAAGAACAACACTATGCTGTTATAAATAAAAAAGGTATAGACCAGTATGATACAATAAAATAGTTATGACGGACGAAACCATTAGTTTATTCTTAGGTAGTGCTTTAGGTAGCATAAGTAAATTAGTTGGAACTATGGTTACAGCTAGTATCAACATGAACAAAGCCCAAGTAGAGGGCATGGTTACAAAACAAAAGGCAGCAGATGAAAGTCACGATAAGGCATCTACCCGTGGAGGTGAGTGGACTCGTAGGTTTATAGTAGTTACTGTATTGTTTGCTGTAGTTATAGCACCGTTTTTATTAGCACACAGCCCAGAAGGTATAACAGTAGGATCCGAAAAGTCTTGGTTATTTGGAATTATATCAGGGATTAAATACGAAACTTTATCAGGGTACTTAATACTACCCGAAATCAGACAAACAATCTTGGCCATTGTGGGTTACTACTTTGGTTCATCAGCAATTAAATAACATTATGCCAAACGTAAGAGGAAAAAAATACCCGTATACTAGAGCTGGAATGGCTGCAGCTAAAAAAGCAGCTAAAAAACCTACAAAGAAAAAATAACATGGCCGACAAAAAAAAGAAACCTACAAAGAAGGTAGCTAAGAAAGCACCTACTAAGAAGGCACCTGCTAAAAATTCATTAGCACAATTAGAAAAACGTATCTCACAACTGGAGCAACGTCTATCTAGTGCACCACAAGGACAACGTCCACAACCACGTCCACAACCACGTCCACAGATGGCACAAGGGGGTAGACCTCAAATGCCACAGCAAGGAGCTCCTAGGGGCAATAGAGGCCCAGGAATGGCACCTGGTGGAATGCAAGGTGGTATGAGACCAGGAGGTATGGCTTAGTATGAGTTTATATAAGAACATAAACAAACGTAAGAAGGCTGGTACAAGTAGATCCAAATCTAAATCTACGATTAGCCCAAAGGCTTATGCTAACATGAAGGCAGGATTTCCGAAAAAGAAAAAGTGAAAGCCAAGCATAAAAGTTCTAAGGGTGGCTTAACACAAGCAGGTAGAGATCACTTCAAGAGAACTACTGGTGCAAATTTAAAACCACCAGTAACAAAATCAAACCCAAAAGGTAAAGATAAAAGTAGAAAAAAATCATTTTGTGCTAGGATGTCTGGTGTAAAGGGCCCAATGAAAGATTCAAAGGGTAAGCCAACACGTAAGTCACTGGCTTTAAAAAGGTGGAAATGTTAAATGGCAAGATATGAAGCATACGGTGAGTACGATGTAAAGTACGTTGATGATCTAGATAGTACATTTGTCGGCTTTAATAATCGAGCACGTCCAGATAGTTTATCTCCTGGTATGCTACAAGAAGCAAATAATTTTAGATTTAAAAAAGAAGGTGTAGCACAAGTACGTAACGGAATAAAGGTATCTAAGGCACCACTTACATTAAGTAGTAATACAGCATTTACCTTGCCATTTTATGTTTATGGTATCCCAGATGATAGTACAACTACGTCTAATAATTTATCTACTTCTTCTGTAACTAGGTTAAGCACTACTTCAATACAACTTGATTTTGCTACTGATCACAACGTGGTTAACCTTACTAGAATGTTTGTAGATACCATCCCTGGGTTGACTGGATTTACTGCAGGAAATTATCAAGCTGTTGTTAATACTCCTACTAGAATAACTATTAATGACACTGCAGCTACTTTTGGTGGTACAGCTTCGGGGCAAACATCTATAGGGGCACAACAACTACAGGATACAATTATAACACAAGTTTATGGATCTGCTTTATTTGAGGATCCCAAAGCTACAGGTAGTCCTTATATAATACTAGCAGGAAATACAAAAGCCGTTGCAGTAAATGTTAACAGATTAGAAGGCATAGACAGAAGTGGAACACCTGATAGTTTTGATATACTATACGATAGTGGTGCTATACAAATAGGAGAATCTTGTGATTTAATACAAGCATTTAATAGAGTTTATTTATTTAGAGAAGGAAAGACTACACTAGAATGGAACGGTGATTTAACAGGTACCCCTAATTTTACAAAAGTTCCTAACGGTTCTTTTACACAGCCTAAGTTGTTAGGTTCTTCAGGCAATACTGTAATTGAAGATGGTAAAGTAACTGTTTCTGAAACAGCACACAATCTAGACAATGGACAAGAAATAGTAATTATAGACAAAGGTAGCTCTGGCTTAGTAGTTGGAGACACGTACAGAGTAAATGTAGATTCAGTTAATCAGTTCCATTTCTTTGCTGAAGTATCAGATTTAACCTCACACAAAGTAGAATACATGGGTAGACTACCAGCAGGTGGTGGATACATACATATGCCAGCATCAGAGTACGGAGTATTTCACAATGATAGAATGGTTCTACCTTTTACTTACAACGATGCATCAACCCCAGTATCTCGTGATATACTGGATGAAGTTTTATTTTCACAAGCAGAACAACCAGGTGTATACGATCCTGTATTTGGTAAAAGCCGTTTAAATCAAGGTGGTGATGACAGGATCAAAGGTATATTTTCTTTTACTGAGGACAAATTATTAGTATTTATGAGGGACAGTATTTACAGTTTCTCTAGCACTACTAATTTAAAAAATATGGTAAAAACTTTATTGACTTCAGAGTTAGGACTAGTTGCTAGGAAATCAATCGTACAAGTAGGAAATCAAATAATATTTTTATCAGACAACGGAGTGTACGGGTTATCGTTTCAAGATTTGTACAATTTACGTGGGAATGACACACCACTAAGTGAACCTATACAAAATACAATAGATAATATTAACAGAGCTTCTTATGATAAATCAATAGCTGTGTACTTTGACAATAGGTACTATATTGCAGTTCCGTTATTAAATGAGGCTCCTGGTGTTGGTGGATTTTACCCTTCCAATGTTAATACTATTTTAATATTTAATTTTTTAAATGGACAATGGGAAAGTGTAGACACAGTGGGGGAAACCGATACTAACGGTAATTTTGTAAATTGGAACATAGATAATTTAATTGTTGTAGGTGACGGAGATGCTCGTGGTGTATACGTAGTAAATGATTTGGGTGGATTACATAGAATTGATGCCAATGAATCGGGATCCGATGATTCAGTTGTTACACGAATAGGAGGAGGAACACAGTCTGTACCTATTGAAGCTAAAATGAGAACAAGACAATTTAATTTTAAAGATATACAAAGAAAGAAATGGAATACATTTGAACTACAACTAGAGTCCAGTGAAAATTCAACATCGGATGCCAACATAACTTTTACTACAGAAAATGCCGATGACGTTATGGACCTTGGCCCTATATCTGGCTCTCGATTTTTAGGTGCAGAACTAGATAGAAACGAAGATGTTTCCATACGTGGTAGAATAGGTAACAGGAGAGCTTACGGTTGTGATTGCACTGTTGAAGTAACTTCAGGTAAACCAAAAATTAAAGTTATAAAAGTAACAGGTGGTCTTTCATTTAACTCAACACAAGAAATAAAATAATGGCAGGTATAGAAACAACACAAGAATTTAGTAACAACGATCAAGTCACGGCAGCAGGACTTAATGGTATTGTTACAAATGCTAAATTAAATGCTAATGCTGTAGACGGCAACGGTACTTCCACAGGTACAGTGTATGTCAATGGCAGTGGAGTTCTCTCCGTAGGTACAATCAATGATGCTAACATAAACGTAAATCAAGTTGGCCTAACAAAGATTGCACAAATAGCAGACAATAAGTTATTAGGAAATGTATCTGGTGGTACAGCAAACGTAACCGAAGTATCAACAACGGATGTAAGTAAATCTGGATTTACACCTACAACATTTGGGGCCGAAGAAAGTGTAACACTTCCTAATGGTTTAGTTATGAAAATGGGTAGAGCAGCCGTATCTGGAACAACAACTGCAATTACATTTGGTGCAGCCTTTGGTACAGCTATTATGTCAGTGCAAGTAACATCAGAAAAGGGAACAGATTTAACAGGTGCCTCATTAGACAATATAGCAACGGACCATTTTGACGTAATTCACACTAGTGGAGCTACTCACATTAACTGGTTTGCTATTGGTTACTAATGTACGAAACAACAGACAATACTTTTGATTACGATAATCCCCTCTCTCAAGCAAACTTAGAGGAGATTGCAGCATCAGGTAGTCAGAGAACTGCACTAGGTAAAACGGTGCAGATACTTGCTTCTTTGTACGGAGGTGAAGCTGGGGATAAGTTTGCTTGGAATATATTTGATGTTGATCAAATGAACATGAATATCAACCTTGTTAAATCTGCATTTGAACAGATTACAAAGTCTGATTTACCCGACATATACGTACCTAATGCTGCAGAGCTTACTGCTCGTGTTATAGAAGACACTGCACGGAGACCCGATGGTACTACGGTAAAAGTTCCAAACTCTGTTAATTTATTATTTGATGTAAGTAACGATAACTTAGGTCAGGATTTCTTTCAGAACTTTTACGATTACATGGTACGTGATGATGTTCTTAGTGGTATACAAGAAGGAGCATACGACATACCACCACCTTCGGAACTTACACAACCAGGTAATATATTTGCTGTAGTTCAAGATTTAATTACGGATCAAACACAAAGACTTGGAGTAAGTATAAATCGACTCATAGGGGGAAAAGCTGGTGAAATAATTCTAAATAAAGTAGGATTAGCACAAGGTGCTGGGTTTGTAGGATCTATGTTAAACATTGTTGGGGATGCATTGCAACCAAACACAGCAGAGGAATGGAGTGAATACCTTTATGAAAATAATTTCATAGACATTAACGGCAACGAAACTGACAAGTGGACGTTTATGTCAAATCAACCAGGATTTACTGCTAGTATGGTTGAACAAATGTTTTTGTCATGGTTTGATAACAAAGCTACACCTGAAGCACGAGCAGAAGAAGAAAATGCTATAGTAACTGAAACAAGACAGTGGCTTATAGATGCAGGTGCAGACCCAAATACTGTAGATAACTTAGGATATGAATCCCTTCTTGAAGCTGTGGACTATGCAAATTCTTTTGACCAGTTTGATATAACAACAGATTTAGGTTTTTCTCAAGATGATTTGTTGTTGCCTTTGTACGAAGAAATGTCTGCACAGGAGTTATATAATTTTTACAACGGAAAGGAAGGCTTAGAAGATAATATAACAACTGCACAATTGGATCAGTTAGCAGAAAACATGTTAACTAAAAATCCATACAGTTGGTTTGATGGTATTGAAGGTGTTAAAATAACTGATTACGGCCCGTTGATTACTGCAGCTATACCTTATTTTCAAGACGTAATACAAGGTGAATATCAAGCCTGGAGAGATTCTGGTTGGCAAGGAGATTGGGACGATGAGGAGACACCACTTAACTTTGCATACCATATATTTTATGATCATAGTTTAAGTACTAATACAAACATGTACGATATGAGCAGGCATGCTGATATGGTGCAAAATATATTAGAGAAAGCTGCTTTCAATAATATTGCTGCCAAAACAGGTGTGTTGCATCCAAGTGGTGAACAAAAACATGAAATGAATTTTCAGTTAAATGATGTTCACACTAATGCAGGTACAGGAAAACCACAGTATAAAACAGGTGTAAACTTTGAACAATCTCATCTTGCTGAAAATAACAATTATACTAATATTGGATTCAGTAGTGATAGTGATGATGACGGTAGAGTAGATCCTGCAGATATTCTAGGTATGAGCCCTAGTAATTATTCCATGCAGGGCACAAGTGGCACTACAATAAGGACTGGAGGTAATAGTAAATATAGTTCAAGTAAACCAAGTAGTAAAAAACAAACAAGTACCCAAGCTGCATATAATAGGGCAACTGCAGCTGGTAATGTTCGTTCAGCACGTAGTTTTGGTGAAGCCAGAAGTGCATACAATTCTGCAAGAGCAAATTTAAAACAACAACGAGACAACGGTAATATTACAAATGATCAAGCTCGTACTGCTCTAAATAAATTAAATCAAGATGCACAAGATAGAGAGGACGAATTACTTGAAGAATACAAATACCCAGATCCAGATAAGTACGATGACTTCGTAGAATATTATGGTATAGATTATGCTGAAAAACATACGGGTCAAGATATAGACGATGATGGAAAAATCCAAGGATTAGACGTTAAGGTCTACGAACAGAGGCAAGATTACTTAAGTGATATAAGAAAGTTTGGAGATAATAACGAAGACGGAAACCCTGATTATCCAACCGATGCATATGGAAGACCTGCAATAGATCCAGAGGCATCTGAACTACACAGACAAGAAATTAGATACGGTGAAACAATTGTGCCAGGGGAAGACGGGTACCAGTATGATGATTTAGGTAATTTAATTTATACAAGTTATGAAGGTGGTTACGAAGCAATATACCACCAGGTAGTAGATAAGTACGATGTAGATTTATCCACAGGACGTGGTATTGCACCTGGGGATGACACGGGTGAATTAGGATACACGGCTGTTTCTCCGTACTATAGAAATTTTGTACAACAATACGGTGACAGGTTACCCTCTGATGATGTTAACAATCCATCATTAGTTCAAGGACCTTCTGGTACTTCTGTAAGTTCTTCTGGTACTACTAGCAACGTAGAAGTGCTATGGGAAGATGCTAGTGGAAACTACGTACCTATGAACGAAGCAGGAGTATCTTGGTATAGAGAAACAGGTACAGAACAAAAACCGTTGTTAACTGAAATATATGATTTGGTAGGTGGTGACGTAGAACCTTATAGGTCTCCATTAGCTAAACTTGAATCAAACGAATACGGTGAAGCCGTGATTAAAGACTTATACGGACAAGGGGTAGACTACGTAGTAAGAAACGGACAGTGGGTTCCAGTAACTTCCGACATGGGTGCACCACAAGGTGAAGTATTTACGTTTGGGGAAAACCAAACTGGTGTTACCTACAATGAACTCAACGGTACATTTGAAAGAAAAGTTTCAGGTGCTGATTATTCAGAAGGAATGACTTGGGATCCAGGAGTACACAAGGGGTTGAATCAAATTAATAGATACACCTATGATCCAAAGGATCCGAGCAAAGGATGGTACTTGTCCGATGTACAAGATGCAGGGAACAGCTACATAGATGACGTAGATAGAATGGCAACGGAGCCAACATTTGGTAATTCATTCGTTGATGAACTAGGAGTTACACACGTTGAGGCAACAGGCACCGTCAATGATGATAATTACAATCAGAGCACGTTTGATTATTTAATGAATCAAACACCACCAAGTGGTATTGCTCCGACAAATTCAGAATCAGGCACAGGGTTTGAGCAAGAGGCACCTCCTGCATACACTGCACCCGAAGGAGATTCAGACGTTGCAATAAATTTACCCACTACAATTGAAATACCAGAAGGTTTCGGAACTCCTACTGTTACAGAATTTGGAAGCAGTTGGAGTACACCTTATGATCCTAATAGTTCAGGTAATCTTGATGTTAATGTTGGGCCTACACAAGGTGAATTAGATACAGCAAACAATACAATATCTAATTTACAGAACCAGATAAATTCTATAACACAGGATTACAATGATGCACAAGCTGATTACAACAATGTATCTAATGAATTAACACAAGTAACAAATGATTACAATAATGCTACACAACAAGTTCAAACATTAGAGCAAGAATTAAACGTAGCACGGCAAGATAGTTCTACAAGTCAAGCAACTATAGATTCTATGGTTGGACAAATTGAAACTTTAAAAAATGATGTAAGCACTTATGAAAACAATCAAACCGTTCTACAAAAACAACTAGATGATTCTAATTCTTTAATTGGTTTTTTTGGTGAGCAATTAAATTCCAAAAACATAGAGTTGTCAAATGCACAAAAAACTGTAACAGAACAAGAAGGACTTATTGGATCACAAGCCGAAACAATATCTTCACAAGGTACTACAATTGCAGGGTTAGAGGGTACCATAGGTAGCCAAGCTACTACTATTACTGGACAGGAAAATACAATAGCAGAATTACAGGGGAATGTAACCACTTTATCTAATCAAGTATCAAATTTAAGTACTAGTATTACTGAAAAGAATCTTAGCATACGATCACTTAAAGCACAAAAAAGACAATCAGAGATAGCTTTAAATCAAGCAAATGTAGATTTACAAAATGCACAAGCAGCATCTATGGTTGATCAATTTTATATAGATCAACTCACAAACGAAAAACTAAATGCAGAAGAAGCAGTGAAAGATGCTAATGATTCTATAGCTGAATTAACTTCTGATGTAGAGGGGCTAACAACAGAACGTGATAACTTATTGTCAGATGTTACTGATTTAAATAATCAAATAGCAACACAAGCTAGTACCATAGAACAACAAGTTACAACAGTATCTGGATTAGAGTCACAAGTTTCTAACTTAAATGAAACAGTAAGTGCCAATCAGTCAACTATACAAAGTTTAGAGCAAAACAAATTAGATAACGAAAATTCTATAACCGAGTTAGAAGCTGACTTAACACAAGCACAAAGTGAATTAGATCAAGCACAAGCTGCTGCATTAGTAGACGAAGATAACATTGCATCTTTAACAGAAAATGTTAACACCTTAAATAATACAATACAGGGATTAGAGCAAGCTAATACAGATTTAGATTCTACTATAGCTTCCTTGACGGAACAAAACACAGGTTACGAAAACGATATTAATTCCCTGAGTGTTGACTTAGATAGTAAGACACAGGAACTCAATGCAGCACAAACTGAGAACACACGTTTAAATACTGAACTTACTTCAGCACAACAAAATATAAGTACTAAGAATAAAAGTATAATTGATCTTGGTAATCAAATTAATGGCTTAACAACAGATTATGATTCACTGCAAGCAACGTACGATGATTACGTTACAAATAAAGTTGCTGAAATTAAAGGTCTTAATGTAGCAATAGAGAATAAAGACAATATAATAAATGATCAGAGCAATACTTTAGCAGCAAGACAAGAGGCATTGGCTGATAAAGAGTTACTTATAACAGATTTAAATACAAAAGTATCAGAAGCAAATACAACTATTAGTGGGTTAGAAACAAATCTTGCAAGTCAGTCCACCCAAATAACTAATTTAAAATCACAACGAGATGGTTTAATATCAGACGTTGATACACTACAAGCTGATGTTACTAGCTTACAAGCTGATATAGATTCTAAGTCTCAGACAATAGACACACTACAAGGTACAGTAACAAATCAAACAAGTACTATTAGTGGATTAGAAGCAGATGTAGCAGCTAAACAAAGTGAATTAGATGCCAAGCAAGATGAATTAGATTCTGTGCAAGGAGATTTAGATACTGCAGAAGCAGACTTACAAGCACAGATAGATTTTACATTACCTAATATAAATCAAAATATTGCATTATCATTATTAGGTTATGAGTCCGTAAGTGTTCTAAATGAAAGGACAGGAGAAATGGTGGAATACAGAGTGCCACCTGGAGATCCTCTGTCTACAAAACCTTATGATGGGCTATCACATAATGAAAGAAAAGAAAAAGCCATAGATGATTATATGGATCAAATAGATCCTGCTTTCATTAATGAAACAAATGAAGCACAGATAAGAAAGTTTGTGAATGACATGGTTGGCTATTCTATGTCTAGGGAATTTTGGAAAAAGGATTCTGTATACTATCAAAATCAAATAGTAGATATAGAAGCTCAAGCAGCATCAGATATAACAGAATTAGAATCTACCATATTAGGACAGTCGGACACTATTACTTCACAAAATACTACAATAGACAATCAGGTTGATTTAATTGGCTCACTAGAGGCAGATGTCAATACACAGAAGGAAACTATTACTACTCTTGGAGAACAAGTAGTGGGATACCAAGATACTATTAGTACACAAACAACTACTATAAATGAACAAGCAGCAACTATTTCTGACCTTGAGGGTGAGGTTACTGCATTAAATACTCAAGCAACAAATTTAAATACACAGATCACAGGACTTAATACAACTAAGACTAACCTGGAGGGTCAGTTGTCTGATGCTAATACAAACATAACAAATTTAAATACACAGATTGAAGGACTTGATACTCAGATAGATAACTTAAAGAATGCAGCAACTATAGATTCTCTGGCTATATTGAATCTAGAGAATCAAAAGGCTGGACTAGAAACACAAAAAGAAGAACTAAAAGAAAACGTTGAAACTTTAGAGGGACAATTATCTGATGCTAATTCAAGTATTGATACTTTAAATACAGAACTAACTAATACACAGAGTTCGTTAGATGCAGCTAATAAGGATTTAAGTAGTGCACTGGGTACAATAACAGAACAAGAAGGTATTATAGGAGAGCAAGAAACTACTATAGGGGCACAGGAAACTACTATAGGAGAACAAGCAGAAACTATTACTACTTTAGAAGGAGAAGTAACTACCCTGAATGCTGAGGTTGTTACCCTTGATGGTGAGATTGATGCACTGCAGGAAACTAAACAAGGCCTTGAGTCTGATTTAACTACTGCTGAAGGGCAGATAACTGATTTAAATACACAGATTGATGGATTAGATCAACAAATTCTTGACTTACAAAACGAGGCCGTAGTTGATGATGCTGCTATAGCTACATTAGAAAATGAGAAAGCAGGCCTAATAGAAACGAAAGAAGGACTTGAGTCACAAGTATCAAATTTAAATACAAGTTTAAATACTGCAAATGAAAATATCTCAAGTCTAACAACCGAACGTGATGGATTACTAACTCAAGTAGACTCTTTAGAATCAGAGATAGCTACACTTGGCACTACGGTAACTGGATTAGAGGGACAGATTACAGGTTTACAGGCAGATAAATTATCATTAGAAGAACAACTTGCAGCTAAGGTTGATGCACTAGCATTAGAACAAGCAACTGTACAAGGTTTAGAAACAAACATTGCAGGCCTCAATGAAAGTATTGCTGCATTAGAATCAGATGCTACTGCAGATCAATCAGAGATTGATGGATTAATTAGTCAACGTGATGGTTTACAAAGTAATTTAGATTCTGCAAATCAAAATGTTAGCACCTTGACTTCAGAGAGAGATGGATTGCAGGCACAAGTTACAGACCTTGAAGGTCAACTAGCTGATGCACAAGCAACCATTGGTACTATGTTTACGGCAGAAGAACAGCAAGCAGCTATTGATGCAGCTATAACTGCTAAAGAAGAAGAGTTCGGGGAAACATTAACACAGGCAGAGAAAGATGCTATAGCAGATTACGTCAAGAATGACCCGACTATTTATACACAGGAGCACGTTGATACTGCTGTGGGTGATGCAGTCAGTGATTACCTATCTGAATTTTTAGGTGGATCCGAGATAGACGAAAATACACTTAATGAGATAATTAAAGAAGCTATTGATAACTACAAATCTAGTCCAGCATATAACATAGATATAGCCCCAGGAACAGGAGAACAGCCAGATACAGACACAGATACAGACACAGATACCGACACAGATACCGACACAGACACAGATACAGATACAGATACAGACACAGATACAGAAGTAGTTACTGAGCCACCTGAAGGAGGTCCTATATATGCACCTGGAAAAGAACCTATTGAAACTCCTGAGATACCAGAGCAACCTGAGACACCAGAAGAACCTGAGACACCAGAAGAACCTGAAGAACCTGTTGATGAAATAGAAGATACTTTATCTCGTATCTTTAGAAAACCAGGGAAAGCATTTGTACCTATGATACAAAAGGATGCATCTATAGTAGACAAAGATATTTCAGATTTAGTATATGATCCAACAACTTTACAAACTAGATCAATAACAGAACCAACACAACCTATAATAGGATCAACACAAACAGGAACTGAACCCGTTGAGACAACTCCTATTACACCTACAGCAGAAACAACAACAACACAACCTGCAGCTAAAGCTACTGGTGTCGTACCTAAAGTATTTACTGGAACAACTCCAGGACTTGAGGGCACAATCTTTGACACAAGTGGTACAATAGCTACAGGAGCAAACCAAACTCAAACCGTGGCAGAAGAAACAGACACATCAAGACCAGACGTAGCATACGAGTATGCTGTAATGATTGGAGCACCCAACCCAGAACAATATAGAGGTAAGGGACTATCCTCCATTCTAGGTATCTCCGAAGAATACGATAGACTTGCTGCAGAATCTTCACTTAGAACTGCAGCTGGTATAGCAGAACAAGAACAGAGAGTAGGTAATCAGTTACGTTCTATACAGAAACAAGAAGACCTTGATTTAATAGGACAATACGGTGCAACATACCGTGATGAATTACGAAACTTGCAGCCAGAAAAATTAGAGGCACTACAATTTATGCAAGAGAGAGCCAGACGTTCTGCACAAGAGATAGATACTCCGTTTACTACATCAGAGGTACAGGCAGCAAGACAAGAAGCATATTCAAAAGCTGCTGCTACTGGTAGACAAGGTGACGAAGTTGCAATGCTACAAAGAATTGCAGAGTTACAAGATCTCGGAAACGTAAGAGAGGACAGAGCTACTAGGGATTACACAACTTTATTTAATACATCGGAGGCAATAGATAACCAGTTCCAAAACATTTTCTTAGGTGATAGTGGCTACGGCACAGGTACAATATCTCCTACCTTTGATTCGGGGACTGCTACTAACTTATCACTGCAGGGATTTGCCAATGAACAACAAGCATCATACAATGCAGATGCATTACGTAGAGCAGAATCTAATCTAAGAATAGCAGAGCAAGCTGGTGAACCAAATGCTATAGAAAAGGCTATGTACGATCTACAAAAGTTAGAGCAAACAGTGGGAATTTACAGCAAAGGTTTAGATATACTAGGAGACCCAGGTGGTTACATAGGACAATACACAAATGCAGGCTCGGACTTACTGAGTACAATAGGAGACTTTAATATTCCAATCGTCAGTGACTTAGCAAGGGGTGGATCTAGTTTCTTGGGTGGAGTAACAAATACATTAACGGGTAATACATCTAGTGCACTAGATCAAAGGGTAGATTCTTATTTATATAACGAGTATGGACAGGGTGACAGCTACCGTAACAGTGGTGGCAGTTTTGCATCAACACAAAGAAGAGGACCTCCAGGAAGATAATTATGGCTATAGCACCAGGACAACCAATTAATGCAGCACTAGCACGTGTTGATTCATCAGCTCCCTTACAAGCCGAGTTAGCTACTGGGCCTATACGTACAAAAGCTAAGTTAGAAGCTAGTGCACGTAAGATTAAACAGGCCAACGAGGCAATGGCTGAGTACAAGCAAAAGCAAGAGACTAAGAAACTCAAGAACCAGACTATAGCATACCTTCAAACACTTAATGCAAAAGACGATCCAGCTACACAGCAGGTGCTGCAAGGAGTAGGTGTTAACTTTGAGAATAACAAAGAGATAGGTGCATTCATAGATATAATGGATGGACCCAAGAGCACTATGGATACTGTCCTAGAATCTATACAAGAGACACAGAAATTATTTAAGGAAGCAGAAACCAAAAGAAAAATGGCACAAGGTATACAAAGTGTATACACAGGTGGCCCAACAGTTTCTGGTCAGACTATGCCTGGTGGCCCACAGCCATCGGCTAAAGGTGAAGCAGTACTGAGTTTAATACAGCAAGGTAATGACCTCGAAACAATCAAAGAGTTTTTAGGGTTACTAGATTTTGAGGATCCAACAACTGCTGAGTCTGTAGATTTAGGCCAGGAAATTATAGATGACTTCAAGAATATGAAGATAGATCAAGAGGCAGGTGGAGCATATGTTGTAAACTATCAGACTGGACAAATTAAATACAAAGGCAGGAGAACACAGGAAATAGAACCAGGATCACCAGAGTACGAAAACTTCAGAGCTCAGTACCCAGACGGAGTGGCAGAGTTAGAAAGACGTAGAGCATTTAGATCAGGACAGGGTGCAAAAAAGAATACAAGCACTGAGGCACCTGTAGTGTCTGAAGACGAACGAAGAAAATTGTTTGAGAAATACAACATTAATCCATAAGTATGGCTACAGTAGCAGAGCTAACAAATGCTTTATCACAAGCAGACAAAGCTGGGGATACTAAAGCAGCTAACTTTTTTGCAAGTGAAATAAGAAAACAACAAGCATCACCAGGTGCTTTATCTAGTGGTGCCTTACCAGCAGATTACAGTATAGCTGGAGAATCTGTAAAAACATTAGGACAAGGTGTAATACAACCTTTGTTGACTTCAATGGGTGGTATAGCTACAGCCTCTAGTGAAATTGTAGAGCAAGGCAGAGTGCCATTTATTCCACAAGGACCAGCTGCTGCATATGGTACTTTCCCTATGCCTAGCCAAGCCTTAACAGAACAAGCAGGAACAGGAGAGGCTTTGGATTATGCACAAGGGTTCCAAGATTTTGCACGTACATTTCCTACGGAGGTAATGAACATAGACCCTAGGTTTATAAATAACCATCCGTATATCTACGGAAGTATGAGTGCTATCGGACAGTTTGTTCCTAACTTAGCTACAGGTGGTTCTTTGATACTGCCACAACTTTACTCCGAGTACAACATGGAGGCAGAGAGAAGGTTAGGTAAACCACGTAACGAGTGGACATCAGAAGAGAGAGGGCAAGTTGATTTAAATTCTATGCCGTATCTAGCTTTTGCTACTGCACTTGAGTACGTAGGTTTAAAAGGAGTAGCAGGTGACACTGTACAAGCATTTTTAAGAGGGGAAACAATTAAGGCAGATGGGCTACAAAGAGCATTTAGAAGTGTTATAGGTGGCATGAAGGAAGGTGCA